CTAACGAGAACTGTTCAGGGAGTCTGACATCAAGAGAGCTGTAGCCTTTTTTAAAATAGTATTGTGCTCCTCGAGACGGTCAATTTTCTTCTTTAGCTCACGGATTTCAATCTGCTCGTGTGTCATTGGAGAGGCTTTAGGGGAGAGCCCTTTACGCTCCTGTTTAAGCTGTCTAACCCACTTATCCATTCCTGATTTGCTCACGCCCATGACCTTGGCCGCTTCAGTCACTGAATAGTTTTGGTCAACAACTAGCTGCGCCGCTTCAAGTCGAAACTCTGCGCTATATGTGGGTCTAGATTTCTTTGTCATTGTCTCACCTGCTTTAATAGTGAAGTGATGATATCACCTCTAATCAGGTGGCCAAATTTAGTGTGCCACTACAAATCACCTAACGATTTAAGGTTGAATGATCAAAATTAATATTACGCTCAGAAAGAATTCTTCTATTTCATGATCATTGAGCAATAATAAAATGTAAGATTAAGTATGTATAAAACAAAAAAACACGCATTAAATATAGCTGTACGCTTGGGCAGTTATATATAAAAATTAAATCCAACAACGTAAAATCTTTCAATGGATATTCCCGAATATTAAGAATTACTCTACTTTAGAGATCGCTACATCAATGATATCTGTGCTTCCCGTCGGCAGTATTTTGATGGGGTATTTGATAATCAATTGACCTTTATCGATGCAGCAAAACGTATGCTAGATGTGGGGTTTGCGATACCCAGTATCGAGTGGGGTAAGCTAAGGCCGGTAAGGGATGATGCTAATCGAGTCGTGGAGCAGATGTTTCAACCGGATAACATGTTATCTCCACTTCGGGTACGCGAAGAGCTTATCATCGATGATGAGTTTGATAGTGTTGAAGTGGAGTACATGGACAGTACGACCTGGAAGTCATCAACGGTCTTGTGTTCATTGCCTGGCGACTCAGGTACCAAGCCTAAAAAGGTACGTGCATTTGGGATAACGGAGAGGCGAGAAGCATGGCGCTATGGTATGCGCAAGCGCAGAGAGTATAAATATCGACGTATCACTTATCTGTTTGATACGGAGCTTGATGGCTTTAACTGCGAACACCTGTCGTGCGTAGGCATTGCTGATGAAGATGACTTTCAGGGGCGTATTGTGAATTTTGATAGCCACGATAATGTCGCCTTGCTGTCTGGAATTATCGAGTGGATACCAGGAGATAAACATTATACGGTTTTAAGGGCACCAGATGGTTCCCCTTGGGGGCCAGTTGAAGTGTATCAAGGCGGCTCAGATAGGGAGTTTGTGCTATCAAGTTTACCGCCGTTCCCCATCTCTCAGGGCAGCCAGGATGACGTGCTATACCGTTTTGGCATACTGGATAACATAGAGACGAAAGCCTTGATAAACACCATGCAGCCCGCAGGGACTGAAAAGGTCTCATTAGTGGCATCGGGTTATGATGAACGGGTATATGCAGATGATAATAACGAACCATCTACATAGCACCAGTTTGATAGCTATTGCTCTAGCATGTTTTTGGACATAAATGCGTTAGGTTATTGAGTTTAATTAAGCTGGCATTGATTAGAAAAAGTATCTTAGTTTATTTGAAATCCTTAATTCACTCCGCCCCTTTATCTAGTCAAAGTAATCACTAGTTCTAGAGTTTTCTTAAGTATTTCGGGAGTCGTTAAATTGTGAGAGCTTGAAGGTCGAGTGATGGCTTAGCTTCTATGCACAGGATCACGGGCTAAGCAGATGATCCATCATTTTTTTCTAGCAAGCGCGCTTTTATCTGTTGGTTTACATAGGATACTTATAGGAAGATGTCTGACTGTAAAGCTTTCGCCTGTAACGGTGTGTTCGTGCTTAGATATAAAGCAAAGCTCATCCATCTGGCAATTATCAACTATAACCTTTTTCTTTTTGTAATCCTCATCATTAGAAAGTCTTTCTTTCCAAGTATCCATGAGGCTTTTGATGCTGATATTTTTTGTGATTATCAATATTGCGCCATGGTTCTGCCCAACGAACCCTGATGAATACCTTTCGCACAACTGTTTGAAACCACTAAGAAGGGTGCCGTAATCGCTGTGTAATTTTGATTCAGCAATCCACTTAAATCCACGAGAGCTTTCGACATAGATGTCTGGGTGCCCATTTATCCATTTGTCGTGAGATGCTTGATACCCTATTTGGGAAAGGAAGCCCGCGATATCGACATTGTATCGGTCTTCTGGGTCATTTTGTCGATATGATGCAGACGGATATATGCGGTTTTTTATAATATTATCGACATCTTGATATAGCCTTGCGATCCAAGTTTCATAGCCATGCTTCCCTGCCATAAATCGACTAGGAAACCCTGCTATTTCAGGTACGGAGTCCTCTAGTCCTTCAAGCTGCTCAATGGAGAATTTTTCTAATGAAAGCATCTTAGGACTCATTATCAGGTTCATTTTTCGCAAGGGTAAAAAACATGTAAACATCACTTTTTACGTTATGAATAACATCGCCAGATATAGGGTGTGAAATAGCATTTTCAGTCATTGCAAAATGGCTATTATCATCATCTAAAATGAAGTTTTCTTCATCAGTAATATATTCAAAGCCCGCATCAAATAATCTTATTCTGTCGCCACAGAGATACTGCGTAACAAGCACTACGTCGGTAGATTCTAGCTCTACACCAGAAAGGTTCTTGATATAGGAAAAAGTCATATGCCTAAACTTGTTAGGTGCCATTTCGTGAACGGCATTGATAAGCCTCTCGCAAGCTTCTGCAAGATTAGGTCTGGATTCCCAGTCCTTTTTGGCTGTATCAACTAACTTTAGATAATTCATCTTGTGTCTTCAGTAGGTTTAGTATTTTTTCCATATCTGAGATTGAAGGGCATGAAGTAATAACCGCGTAACCTAAAAATTTCTCATCCAGCTTGCTAAGCTCCCTAAAGGTAGAGTTCAAAGAAAGCTCGTAATCATATTTTAATTTAGAATTAAAACTAGAATGCCATCTAGTAGATATTTTATAAGGTGTTATTTCACACTTGTCCACCCCTCCGATGTGGAACTCCCCCATCCTGATATCGCCATTATCTGTTTTATTCCTATCTCGCTCTGAGTGGACATAACCGTCGGCTGATATAAAGCTAAGCTCGCACACTCTACAGCTTTTGTTTGTATAAAGGCTGTCTATTAAAGGGAAAAAGTTTATAGGCTGCTTGAGCATGTTGGGCTTCTGGGAAGGTGGAAGTAAATCTCGGAATGCAACTCTAAGCTCTGCAAACAATTTCTCGATATCTTTAAATGCAACAGCAGAGGATGTATCTAGGCGAAATTCAATTGTGCAATCTTCAGGGTTTAAGCACACCATATCAAGGTATTGACGAGGTATATCAGTAAAAGCTGTTATGGATGAGTACTTTTGCAAGAATTTAGTTACGTCATCACTTTCTCTTAATAATTTTGGGTTGATACTTGTGCGCTCAGTAATGGTTCTATTGGTCGAAAAGAATAAATACAACTTTCCATTATGAACAATTCTAAAAGTCAACTCGGTGCTTTCACTTAAGGTACTTAGGTCGTCTGTAGCAACAACAAATGGAAAGAACTTAGTAGCTATTGTCTTGGCTGGAGTAATTGCGGTGACAGATTCATAAAGAGCGTTGAATTTTGATTTTTCTTCTTTAAACATTTGCAATGTACAGTCGCCAGAATAGAGCACATCCAAGTAATGATCGTGAAGATTTTTTATGAATTTTTGGGCATATAGTTCGCTTTTATCAAATTCATTGAATAACTTTAATTTAGTTGCTTGCGCGCCAAGGCTTATAGCTACTCCATATGATTTTAATAATGGCTTACACTGCGACTCCCATGCCATTCGTTGAATTAATGAACTTGCAAGATTCTTCGCATTGGTGATTTGAGTCATTGACAGCGCCTGTGTAAAAAGATAGCTAATTCAGTAAAATTGTCACATATATAGAGACAGTTATCCATTTTTATTAAATGGTTATTTTTGTTGCCTAGTTGCTTAATTAACTCATGTAAGAAGCCGCTATACCATCTTGATAGCCCATTGCAAAAGCAGCGTGTGGACTTCTATGTCTGACTGTGCCTGCTTGGCTTTCTGGAAGGGATTCAATATCAATGTTTAATAGTTCTTCTCTTTGCAAGCCAAGGTCATAGCCTCGTTCGTAGGCACATCCGCAGCATCTATGCCTGCCAGCGCCACCTTGGTCGAGAGGGAGTGTTTCAAATGTGGGGTCGTGTCTATGTCTGCTATTACAAATACTCATATGCATCCTTGTTTTAAAGTCAGTAACTTTCCATAGTTTAGAAAGTAACAATACTAATTTACTTTAAAATACGGAAGCTTTTTATTTCATGACCTATGTCAATGATTGCTGTTTTTTATGGCAGTTTTTAAATACTCATAACAAAAAACAAACAAATTGTAACCAGTCGTTAGGTATGGCAATAAAGGATTAAACCGGAATTAGACGGGATTTGATGAAATCTGGTGGGAAAACTCTGGTTTAACGGGGGATTAAAGCAAGTTTAGCTTTAATCTTGCAGGGGAATCGAAGTTTCATTGAATTTGGCAAAAAGCGGGTTGATATAATCTTGAGTCACAGAGTTTGGCAAGAGACACCTATTTAATAGATGTCTTTTCCAACCCATACTACTTTACCTAAAATTTGTAAGGTGTCGATTTCATCAGACTTCACAATCTGATCTTTGTATTCTTTGTTATCGCTGAGAAGCTCTATTCCACCATCAAACCGTTTTTGCAGGCGCTTTGCATATAAGTCATCTCCCAGCCGCAATACAAAAATAGAGCCATCAGTAAGCTTAGTATCAGCCATATCCACGAGTAACGAATTATTGCTATGAATGGTTGGTTCCATGGAGTCACCTTTAGCAAAAACGACCGCGAGCTTACAACTTTCAAATTTCCTATATGTCAGCCATTTCTTTCTGAATGCTAAGTGACGTTTTATTGGGTGTTCATCTGCCAGTACTCCATGTCCAGTACTTACATTGACGTGATAGCCAGGAATAAGAGTGAATTCTTCATTAAACTCTGCGACATCAATATGAGTGTAATTGCATACTATTTCACTCGAACTTGGTTCATCAATAGGGTGCATTGGTCCTTGGCCTGTGGCTAGCCATTCAATTGTAACTCCACATTCATGAGCAATTCTTACCAGTCTAGAGAGTGATGGTTCAGTATTGTGCTGTAGATATTTCCGCAATGTACCATCACTAATTTCAACCCTGCGACCAAAAGAACGCACGCTTTCCTCTCCTATAAGAGTAACAAGTCGCTCACTAAAGCGTCCTATTCCCTTTTCTGGAAAAGGACGAGGCGTCTCATTTTTTTTCATAGAGTCCGAATCTCCATATGTCATTGTTTTATATTCTTTTATTTTAAGATTCTAAGTCTGAGAGAAAAAGTAAGCAAAGGTCGCATCAAAAAGGACTTGATCGCTTACTATTTCTCGATCTATGATTGCTTTATCGCGCACATGGCTACTTGCCAAATGCGCGACTAGTAATCATAACATGGAAATATATTATGAAAATAGACAATGCAAATCACATACATGCGGCGTTAAGAGCCCAGGGAATGAGCTGTCGCGCATGGGGGATTGAGCATGGTTATCATCCTCGTACGGTCTTAGATTGTATAAAAGCTTTTGCGCCCAATATGAAGCGTAAACCAAAAAGACCCCTATCTCGTCAGATTGTTGCAGATCTTAGTAAAACGATAGGTGTTGATCTGTTGGGGGAAGAAAATGAGTAAGCAATGGTACACACCAAAAGAGCTTGCTGATCTACCAGGATTCCCCAGTACAGATAGGCGAACTAGAGAGAAATGCATAAGAGAAAATTACCTATCTCGTAAAAAAATTGTTGGCAAAGGCAATGAATACCATATCGATTCACTTCCTATCGAAACTCAAGCTTATATAAAGGCTAAGCAAGTAGAAGGTAGCTATGATCCTATAATTGTAGCTGCCAAGTCAGCGATAAAAAAGGTTGAGGTCAAAGGTGTACAGTGCAGACAAGCTCGCATTGATCTGAAAAGTCAGGGAATGGCGCTGTTTATGTGTCTGAATGAAACTAAGCAGGCAAAAGCCAAAGCACGCGAAAGAGTGATTAATAGCTTTGAGCAATTCATTGCACCGTATATTGATGTTGGTAATAAAGCGGAAGGTATTAATGCTTTTGTTAAAGGCTTTAATTCAGATCTCATTTTACCCGATGAAGATGTTCGTACTCACGTTAAACAAGCTGCTGAAAGAACTCTTTATCGCTGGTCTAAAGCTTATAGTAAGCAAGGGATAATCGGACTATCTGCGCAGTATAAAGCAGTCAAACAGTCCAAAATTGATGAACAACCATGCTTGGGTGAATTCTTATTGGCGTTGGTCACCAGTAAGCCACACATGATTAATCAAGCCAAAGCTGTAAGAGGTATGGCTAAGATCCGCGCCGATAAGTATGGCTGGGAAATTCCCTCTATCAGTTCATTTAAGCGCTGGCTTATCGCTTATGCTGAAAAGCATGAAGTTGCATTGGCTTATACAGTTAACCCCACGAAATACACAGACAAATACCGTCCGCTATTTTCCACCATGTACCCGCAGATTGATGGCCCTAATCAGGTGTGGGAGTTCGACTCAACTCCCACTGATATTGAGCTTAACGTTAATGGAAAACTCACCCGCCATAGTGTTGTAGCGGTGATAGATGCCTACACACATCGGGTTCAATTAATCGTATCACCCACCTCTAATAGTGAGGCTATCTGCTTATTGCTTCGTAAAACGTTGCTTGAATGGGGAATACCCGAAGAAGGGGCGATCATGCGCACCGATAACGGTAGCGACTACGTATCAAAGCGAACGACCACCATCTTCAATATGTTGGATTTAAAGATCTCTAAAGCGGCTGCATTTTCAGGTTGGGAAAAACCATTTATCGAGCGGTTCTTTGGCACCATGAGCCGTGTATTAATGGAAAAGATGCCAGGTTACATCGGTCATAGCGTCAACGATAGGCAGCAGATTGAAGCGATGCATAACTTTGCCAAGCGTATTGGCCAAGGCAAGAAGAAAGTCGAGGCCGAAAGACTACAGTTGGCCCTTACTCCTGTGCAATTGCAGCAGGTATTGAATGACTACCTAGAGTTCGACTATCACCATGTTGAACATGACACTTTAGCTAAAACACCATTTGAGCTTTATGCAGAGTCCGGTTATCAAAAACGATTGATCACTAATCCGCATGTACTCGACACCCTGCTTAACTTTATTGGCACAGCCAAAGTCACTCGCGGCTATATCAAAGCCGGTGGTGTTAAATATACCGCACCGGAGCTAATGGAAGTTCAGTGGCAACGTCAACAGGTGAGGGTGTTTATCGACCCTAATGATATTGGTCGCGCCACGCTTTACCCCGAAGATAGCTGGCAAGAATATGTCGACGCCGTCAACATGGATTTGGTCAATAAAGGGATCTCTCCTGTGGCCTTCCGTGAGCGTCGTAAGCAGACTCAGAAAGAGCTTGCCACCTTTCGTAAAACAGCCAAACGGTTGCAGGAAGAGTTTGGCATTAACACTCTTTATGCTGACGAATTGGCACAAAAGAAAGCCTATCGCGCCACTCTTACTCACTTCGAACAGACCGCCAGTCACACCAATGCAGCCATTCATGGCCTAAGCAATGCCGTTATACAGAAACAAAATCAACTGAGTGAAACAGAACTCATGGCCATCGAGCGCCAACGTGAGGCAATGCAAATGCGACGAGAAAGTCAGGCTGTGCAGGAGAGTCATATTGTACGTAGTGATCATGAGAAAGCAGCGATGCTCACAGCAGACTCGCTTAACCGTGAACTCAATGAAACAGAGCAAAAATGGTTGAGGAAGTATCGACTGAATAACGCGTTGCAGCGTAATCGACTAGACAAGATTTTAAAACAGGCTAAGCAGCCTCACCAGCAAGTGAAATAGCTGCTCAACCTATAAACCCTGGTTAATGCCAGATTAAACCCAAGTAAAACCAAAGCTAACTCCAAGGAAAGACATTATGAAACATAAAACAGTAGAAGTAAAAAACGTACTACGCACCCAAGATATGTTCTCCAATCTGCAAAGTAGAAGCGAGATCACCCCTGGCATTGGGCTTATTCATGGGGCCAGTGGTTTCGGCAAGACCACAACAGTCACCTATATGTTTAACCAGCTTACCGCGATGGGGAATCTTCCCGTTTATGTGCGTTGTTATGCCACAGATACCCCTAGTTCATTTCTTGCCCGAGTCATGAAGGAGCTAGGTTCAGAGCCTATGTACCCACTGCGTAAATCGGTGGATTTCATCACCAATACCATGAATGAGCAGCAGATAGCCCTGTTCGTCGATGAGGCGGATCACATTATCGGGCAGGCTAAGACCATGGAAACCATTCGAGACTTATACGATGCCACCGAATTACCTGTTGTCCTTATCGGTATGGAAGAGATTGCCCGCCGCATTAGTCACCGTAAGCAGTTGTTCAATCGAATTAGCGAATGGGTGGAGTTTATGCCTGCAGATAATGAAGACGTCAGCATGTTTGCCTGTGAACTATTAGAGCAGGGAATAAAGGTAGGCGAAGACCTGTTGGATTTCATTCGGGTGCGCAGTGGTGGGGAGGTCAGACGGATACTCATTGCGCTAGAGAAAATTGAGCGTTTTGCCCTGACCAATGAGAAAGATTATATCGATAAAGAGTTGTGGGGCGACGGGCAGCTATTCCTTAACCATGGCCGACGCTAACGATTAAAGAGGCTGTTATCAGTGCGCTAATCCAATAAGAAGAGTAAAGGATAGAAGTATGGCTACCCTAGGGAACAACAGGAGTGTAACGCATCAAGCGTGGGGGTTGATGTGTAACAAAACTTCTTTTACGTGCAAAGAAATTGCACAGTTACTCAACGTTAAAACTAATCAGATTGTAGGTTTGACGAGAACATTATTAAGGAAGAATGCCATTGAAATTATTGAGAGAAGAGCAAAAGACAAAGGGTACATCTATCGGGCTTGTATCGAACGTCAGTTACTAACAGTTGATCAACCAAAGGTAAGAAAGAGCCCGAGAAGAAGAAAAATGTCGACGCGTTCTCAACAGCTATGGAATGCCATCAGAATCCATCGGGTGTTTACCGTCACTTTGTTAAAAACGACGACCGATGCATCTGAATCACTAATAAACAACTATGTATGGCATTTAGAAAAGAGTGGCTTAGTCAGACGGGTTACTCGAACCACAAATGCGACGGGAAAATCATGTGTGAAATTTCGGTTAGCAATAGATCTTGGCCGTTTGTACCCCAAGACTCAGCGGGGTGGAATGTGGGATCAAAACAAGCAAACTTTCTACCCATTCAAGGATGAAAATGATGAATAAATGGCAGCAAATTCTCAAAGAGCAGGCTGCTGCTCATGGGCAAGAGGATGTTGGTAAAGAGCTTGGGGTATCGAAAACAGTAGTGAGTCAGCTAATTAATGACAAATACCCAGGTGATTTGGAACGGATGCAGAAGCTTGTCGAAGGAGCCTATATGAACCGTATGGTGCATTGTCCCATTTTAGGCGATATCCCTATGCATCAATGTGACAAGTACCAGGGAAATACTTCAACCAGTAATCCGATCCGATTAAGGCTATACCGAGCTTGTAGAAGTGGTTGTGAGCACTCTGTCTTGCCAATAAAAAAGCAGTTTAAGCGTATTGCCATGACTGTAAATACAGATGCGTCAACACCTAAACGCTATAGCGCAGATGCGGTATATAGCCGATTAGAACGTCAATCTGTTACTGACAACGGGGGCGTCAGGCAACTGTGTGAGTTGCTTAAACAAGAACTCAAAGCCATGGAGCTTAGATACAACAAACTCATTCAACTGCAGGCAACTGTTGAGGCAAGGAAAGAAAATGAAAAATTCGAAAAGTAACGTTGTCAGTGCCTTGTGTCTTAAAAATATGAAGGTACTTCGTATACAGGACAAGGTGATCACTATAGACAAACCAAGCAAAGATTTTCAACAACGTGCAGTTGAGATTATAGAAAACATAAAAGGGATACGCTGTTGCTGCAATGCAGTGCAATTCGCTGGATTTTGTATTCGTTGGAATGAGGATAAGTAGATGAACAACCAAACCACACAAACTACTCCTGTAGGATTTCGTCAAAATGCGTCAGGACATTTAGTGCCAGAGGAACAGATAAAGCCTATAGACAAAGTACGTGATGATGTTGTGAGTGACATAGTTAAAGCTGCCAAAGTTCTACGTCAGGCGATGCTGGATTTTAAGTTGGCCACTATGGGGCAAATCATCGACTTTGTTGATTTAAGTGCTAGTGAATATGGCGTCAAATTTGGCGGCAGTAAAGGCAATGTTTCGCTAACTAGCTTTGATGGACAATACCAGATTCGCCGAGCGGTAGGAGAGCACCGGGTGTTTGACGAACGCATCCAAACTGCTAAAGCGCTGATAGATGAGTGCATCCACTCCTGGTCAGGTGGCGCTGACACGCGATTAATGGCCATGGTGGAGCATGCGTTCCGCGTCGACCAACAGGGACGAATTAACGTCAATCAGGTGCTGAGTCTGCGTCAACTCGACATCGAGGATACTACTTGGCAGCAAGCCATGGATGCGATTGCCGATGCGATTCAAATCACTGGCACTAGCGAATATTTACGTCTGTATGAGCGTATGCCAAGTGGAAAATACAGCCAGCTTTCCATGGATATTAGTTCACTTTAGTCAACGACCGCGGGCTGTAATATCCGTTATCGCCCGCAGTTTAGCCAGGAGGCTGTATGAATCCAAATGTACCAGCGCTTAATAAAAGCCACAAAAAACGACTCATTACCCTGATTAATGTCGCCAAATCGAACTTAAATCTGGATGAACAGCTTTATAGAAGCATGCTCAAAGCCAGTACTGGTAAAGACTCATTACGTGCCATGAACCTACCAGAACTCGAGCAAGCGTTAGCAGGCTTCAAACAAAAGGGGTTTAAACCGATATCAAAGCGCAGTAAAAGCCAGTTTAAAGGGCGTTTAAGCCCTGCATCAGGTCAGAGTAAGGTGCCAAAAATCGATAAAATTCGTGCAGTCTGGATAATCATGAGCCAGCACAATATCGTTCACGACGGTAGCGAAACGGCATTAGATGCCTATGTTCGGCGAATAACGAAGGGAGCTAAGGCTGGGCAGGGTAGTGAAGGAAGTGGTAAGGGCGTTGATAGTACAGCCTGGCTGACTGACAGCATGGCTAATCGTGTACTCGAAAGTCTTAAAAACTGGCATAAGCGTGTGTTGATTCAACGTCTAAAAGACAGCGAGTCAGCACTAATTCAAGGTGGTCAATTAGTCAGTTACAACGATATCGTTAAGCTATATCTAACTCAAGCCAACGGAGGGCTATCTTGTGAACAAGATGATGCATAAAGAACAAATGGATTTAATTCATAGCAATGCTTTTGAGCTTGAACAAGCACTGGAAACCCTGCAAACACTCAAACCTGACGAGCGTTCAGACTATATCAAGCGCTGGCCATCGACCCTACAAAGCATTTGTGAGCTAATGCGAATTACTTTAGAGGGTCAAAAGGTCGGTAATGCTATGGTTATTAGCGAAGCCTTAGCCACCACCTTAAGTACTTATCTTGGTGGCCGAGACCTTTATATTCCTAATGGCGAGCGCCTCAAAGATGCCCTGCGTGATATCCGTATTTGGCGTGAGTTCAAAGGTAACAACTTAGAGCAGCTATCCCGTGACTACGGCCTCACCGAACGCCGCGTGAGTCAAATTATCGCTGAGCAGAGGGCGGCGTTTGTGGCGAGGAAGCAGAGAAGGTTGTTTTGATGCTATTAGTAAAAACTCGAATTGAGGCGCTAGCAGGTTAATGCCTCAAATTTGGTTAGAGTAAAAGAGCATAAAATATCGAGTCACCAATCCTTTCAAAATAGCTGGGCCATTTCTTGCCCGCTGGGCAACTTCTTGCTCGATGCTGGGCCATATCTTGCCCAGCAGCACCCAATTCAACACTGAAATCCAGATAAACGCTGAAGATACAATCTTGGTGCGTTTTTTGCTGCATGCTGAGAATTCTATATAGAACGATTTACCATGCAGTAACAGGAAGTCACGCAGTATGTCGATACGTTTAGCCTCAGTTGATTCATTAATGCTGCATGATGCGGCACTCATTGAGTCAGATTTATCCAGCCTTAGCGACAGTGATTGGCAGGCCATTACCCCTTCAGGCCGCTCACTGGACAAAGTAAAAAGCGATTTGGAACAAGGTGAGAGCGTAGTGCTCAGTGATACACCCACCTCGCCAGCTTTTGCCATGGAACAAGGCCATCCCCTTGCTAATTCATCATACGGTAATGGTATCAGTGCTCAAACACTGTCACAGCTAACCCGGCGCTTTGAGTCAGCAGGCAGTAGCTCACTCTATACTGCCAATAATAATGGCAACCTACACCCTTCGCCGCCTCTGGATTATATCGCTGACACATCGCGAATAAAGGAGGCGCAAAATAAACCTAAGCCAGCTCTCATTAGTGATAACTTTGCTAAGCCACCGCCTAAGCTAGAACTTGAGCTTTGTTACGATGACAGTGAAAAGACCTATGCCAGTAATGTGCCCTATAGCGTCATTTTTAGCGACCCTGGCAATACGGTCATCAAAGGCGTGCTCAGTGAAAAAGGCTGGGCCATGGTCGAAGGGGGGCCTAATTACCCTGCGCAAGTTATGTTCGGTGATGAAGCTGAAAAAGCCGAAGCTGAGTCAGCCCTGGAGGCGCAATACCAACAACTTAACAGGGCTCTGGATGACACTGCGACTCAAGTCGCACAGCAAGTCCTTAAAAACCAACCAGACCCCAATGACAAGCAGACCGAAATAGTTGCCCTGTCAGAGTCTTTCAGATCCGCAGTGGATGAAAAGCTAGCTGGATTAAAAGCACAAAGTGATGCTTTCAATAACCGCACCTCATTGTCTCAGTTATGGGGACTGGCCAAGTCAACAAAACAAGGGGCGACCAACGGATTCAATGAGTATCTACCCAATTTAGGGGAATTTGGTGAGTTGATGGAGGTGGCTGATATTGATATCACGGTACTGATAGATGCTATTAGTACAGGTGACATCAAAGAGTTAGAAGCCAAATTCAAGCAGTGGGAAGTCAGAGGTGATCAACGGTTTAAACAAGCCAACAAGTCGATGGAAACATTGATTTTGCTATTGAGCGATCCAACGAGTCGTGAGATGCTCGCCAGTCTTCCAGTGCGTATTTTGGCCGCTCTCCCTGAAGATAAGCTCGCAGAGCTGTCGGCCTATCAAGTGACACAGATGGGCATGGATACCGCGGTGGTTACAGGCGGTACTGCAGTAGGTACATTAGCCGGTGGTGCTGGTGGCCCGGTGGCCGCGGCTATCTTAATTGCAGCAACGGCCAGCCGAAAAGGCGGCAAAGCCCTTGAGGCCACGATTGAGATAGTGACAGATATTTCTCAATCGCTGAAAAAAATCAATAACCACCATGACATTACCCCTTATAAGAAAGAGAATGAACTTTCTCTGGATAGAAGCAAGTCAGATAAAATACCTGATGACAAAAAAGCTAAGTTTGTCGTTGCGCCTAGGCATAATGTCGCCTGCTTCAAACAGAATAAGAAGGGTGATGCAACCGAATATGACAGACAGTTGAAGGGCCAACAAGATGGCTTAAATAGTATGACTGTGCAGCAATACATAGATAATCGAGCTGCATATAATGACATTGGGCGTATAGGGACTGGGCCAGCTCAAGAAAAGGCAAGGAAGGATTTTAAGAAGAAATTAGTAAAAAAATATAAAGACCAACTGCAAAAAGAGGGGATGTTGGGACAAGATGCTTTAGATAAGGCAACTGAACTAACTCTTGCTGATATGAAAACCCTAAATGCATTGCATAACCCTGATATGGTTGCTGGAGGCTTTGATGGTAAAGACATCAAAGGAAAGGACATAACACTCGATCTCGGTGATGCTAGTGTCAATAAGTCTATCGGTTCACAGTGGAACACAAAAGGAGGAGAATCAGCTAGCCGCGTGGGAATCATGGATGTCGAAGCAAAAAAAGCTTTGGCTGAATATGGGCCAGATACCAAAATGAACGTAGATCTACATAGGTGTAAGTAATATGAATAAATATTTTGATAACTTTTATAACTTTGAAGGTTTTGGTCCAGCAATTAAAGCAAGCTCAGTAACTTCAACGATTGTAGAAGAATATAGAGAAAAACTCCCCAATCGTTTATTGGAATACTGGCATGAATATGGCTTTTGTGGGTGGGGTGAAGGAATTTTCTGGATAGTAAACCCTAATGATTACGCCGAAATTTTAGAGGAATGGTTGGCCAGGACGCCATTCGTTGGGAAGGATAATTATTATGTGATTGCACGTGGAGCTTTTGGGCGTTTATTAATTTGGGGAGAAAAGACCGGTCCATGCCTCGATATAAATCCTTGTTATAGTATGATATTTCCGACTGACAAAACTGCTGATTTGCAAGAAAGAGGGGGAGATTTAACCATTGACCTATTTTTTTCAACTTGCTCTAAAGATGAAGTAGAAGAAGAGGACCTAGATGATAACCCTCTTTTTGATCGAGCCATGGTGCGACTTGGCCCACTAGAAGCTGATGAGATGTATGGCTTTGTTCCTGCGCTGGCAATAGGTGGTGCACCTAAGTTAGAAAATTTACAGAAAGTTAAGGTTATTGAACATCTGTCATTCTTAGCCGATCTCGGTGAAAAGACGGTTATGGCTGACATTGTTGCTATGTCGAATGCACTACATAACTAAGCTGATTGAAAGCGTATGTTTAAACCTTCTTAGGCGAGCATTTATGGCGTAGTGACTTCGGATTGATTACAACCTCTTTTGAAAGGATAATTATGTTAAAACTCAATAAAGCAGAAATTGATTTTGACCGTCTTTTTAGGCGTGCGCCAATGGTGTTAGCAAAAAGAATTCCTCATATACAAGATACAAGCCGTGATATTGGCTCTAGGCAGCAAGCCACTTTTGTTGTGGCAGGGAAATATATCAATCTAGCTTATGCTCATTATGTACTCGAAGAGTATGAAAAGGTAAAACCGTATTTTCAACAAGCGGCCCCCTTTGCTTTTTTACGAGGCTTCGATCCTCAATTAAAAACCCAGAAAGTGGATTGGACCATTCAGCAAGAGATGAACATTGTGCTCTTGTTTGGCTCCTCTGAGTTATTAGAGAAATTGCAAAACAGTGAGTGGTCGTTACCCGATAATCAAATCATCAATCACGCGTGTTATTTATACGACCATTTATTGCTAAAGATTGGCACGGGAATATTACCCAGTGCCCCACTGTTAGATGCCGCGTTAACTGCAGCCCATACAGCAAAAGACAAAGACGTTTTACAGTATATTCTGCCGCTAATTGAAGCTATCCAGGCACTGGTTGATGGCGATCAAGTAAAGTGGCAAGCCAGTATAGATAAGGCCATTGCTTGGCATACTGAGCAATGTAAGTTCGGTGACTTAAAAGAGATGGAACAGGGTTTCATGTGTTTAAATGCCCTTACCATGGCAAAACTTGGACAAGACTTACATCGATGGTCTTGTAGCACTCAGTCACTGTATTTACCTTTATTTTTAATTGCTAAGGATGCTTAAGCAATATGAGTAGTTTAATTCACCTGTTGTTGATTGATGAGGCCGCTTTCCCGACACAGATCGCAGGGGATGATGAGTCGACATACCAAACCTTACTCGAAATCGTCGATGAGGAGGCGATCCGTTGGCAAACCCTAGAGCTGAATATCCGCGGTTTTATGCCAGCTCTTGAAATGTGGGATGCATTAGCGGGTAATAGCCATTTATTACCGATGTGCAGCTTTAATTTCTACCCTCATAAGCTTATCAGTCCAGATGCCGATATTAGTGGTCAGTTTGGCTTTTTCCCTACCGACATGGTGAAAGATTTATCTAGCGCCATGGCAGTGAATATTGATCTTGATATTACGACACCCGATGCACAAGCGGTTGTCGGTATGGTGGAGGCCAAAGCCGGTGAACTGGAACCACAGGCTTATGAGATGGTACGCGACAAATATTTTGTGACTTTCCGAGATGCTGCCGCACAGAACAAAGCGGTGGTGGTATTGATAGAAGATTAACTCTACATTTGAATTTAATTGCCGATATGGCTTCTATGGTTAGCATCACATTGAAGCAACACGGAGCTTAATAGCCTGGTCTTCATTTAATGTTGTCTGTGCGGCATTCTAATCCCGAAACCTTTCCAATCCTGTCAAACACCCGAAACCGAGACAATGAGCCTATGTTCCTTGTCTCGGTTTTTTTATGGCTCACCGTCAAACATTCAAAGTCTCAACACTTAATCAGCGTTTAAGTCAGACATATCAACTGGCCTTCAAATGGATATTATCCGCTGAAGGTGGTCACTCCAATCATGTTGCCGACCGAGGTGGTGAAACGCTATTTGGTCTCAGTCGCCGCGCTTATCCGAATCTTGATTTCAATACGCTTACCATTGATAAAGCCAAACGTATCTACCACCGAGATTATTGGTGTGTGTGTCGATGTGATGAGCTGTCAAATGTATTAGCCATTGCCGTGTTTGATGCTGCGGTAAACCATGGGGCACGCATGGCTATTGAGATGTTGCAACGTGCGATAAAGGCCAAGCCTGATGGCATTCTTGGGCCTAATACTTTGGCGGCTATCGACCGTCATAATCACAATGACTTATTGACGTTGTATTTGGCTCGACGTGGACGTAAATATGCCCGCATTGTAATGAAAGATCTTAGCCAGGCAACATTCTTATTAGGTTGGATGCATCGCCTCACTAAGCTGCAACTGGCAATCTATCAAGCTGCCAATCGCTATAGCTGGAAGGGATGGCAATCGAGAGAGGCAGCATGAATCGTCGCCAACTTGAACGCTATCAAGCGGGGCGCGAACAGCGTCTTGTTGCTGAGACGCAACGTATTGATGACTGCATCAGCCTCCAAGCTTGCCCCCTCTACAGTCACGATACCACCTGGCAGAGCCAATTTATCCAGGGTTGGAACAGTGTGAGTCTGGTCGATATACAGGCGCAGCGGCTAAAGCTGCGGGCAATTAGCTCTACCTCTACGGCTGACATCGCTAGGCAATCCCTCAACGAGATCCACCAAATGCTAAGGAGCCACCCATGAGCTGGTTTGATGACTTTGATCTAGGAAAAACCATATCCGCGATTGCGCCGTTGGCAGGCAAGATCATCGGTGGCCCGTTTGCTGCCTTGGCTATTTCCGCGGTGCAGCTGGCATTGGGCAGCGACGAGAGTGAGCCAGAGGTACTGGCTAAACAGATAAAAAACGCGACTCCTGAGCAACTCATTGCTCTGCGTAATATCGATGCTGGACTCAAGGTGCAGCTCAAAGAGCTCAACATTAAAGAGCAAGATCTGGAGTACCAGGATAGGGCCGATGCACGTGAGTTATTCCAGCAAAACAGTTGGCCGCAAATCCTGTTATCGGCTCTGTTTGTATTGGGGTACTTCACTATTACAGGCTTGTTGGCCTACTTTGCCGTTAATGCGGGGGCCGTTAATGGCTCACAAGGTGTTGAAATCAATCCTTTGTTGTTTGGCATGCTCAGCACCGTGATTGGTGTATTGACCGCTGCGATTCCGCAGATATTAAATTTCTGGTTTGGCTCATCTAAAGGAAGTCAGGATAAGAGTCTGATGATGAATCACCAACAGGGCATGTTCAGTAAAAACTTATCTAATAAAGGAGTCGGTCAATGAGCGACCAGTTTGATCGTGCCAGTGAGTTAGAGCAGCGCTACCGAGATGATGCACTGGCCAAACAACAGCGTAACAGCCATCAAAGTGAACAAGCCTTCGAGCTAGGTGGTCAGCGTCATTGTTTGGGGTGTGGTGTTGTGATTTCTCTCGAACGACTTCGATACGTGCCTGAGGCAGTACGTTGCATTGACTGTCAAAGCCTCACAGAGAAACAGCGCCATGGATGATGTTTTTAGCTTCATCAACACCAATTTCAAATGGCTCTCTGCGCTGGTTTACTTCGCATTTGTTGGCGTACTGGCTTGGTTATCCACGCGCTTCGTTACCCGTGCAGAGCACAAAGAGCTTAAGCAAAAAGTGATCACGCTTGGTCACAGCATGGAATACGTCAAGGCCGACATGAAGCACATGCCCACCAAGGAAGAAGTACATCGGCTCGATAAGACGCTTAGTGGTCTGGCTGAAACGATTAACGCGACCCAGGAGGGGATTAGCCGTCTGGAGCGTAAAACAGATCTGTTACTCGAAAACGAATTAAGGAACGATTAAATGGCGCTTAAACAAATAATGAACGAGCACCAGCGGCTGGTGATTTTACGCTTACTCGGTGAAGTCCCAGGCTTTGACCTTAATGAGTCTATCCTGCAGGACGGGCTCAATGCCTATGGACTGGATATCAGTCGTGACGGTCTGCGAACGCAATTAGCATGGCTCGCCGAACAAGATTTAGTCACGCTAGATAAAGTGGGCAGCACTCAAAAAGCGGTGCTCACCGCTAGAGGCGAAGATGTTGCTAATGGTCGTGCTGTTGTTCCTGGCATCAAGCGCCCCAGAGCGGGGGAGTAGACATGAGCGATACCGCAACAAGAGGCCGTCGTTCTAAAGTTGATCTTCTGCCCGATGGGATCCGTAAGAAACTCGACACAGGTTTGCGTGATGGCTCCATTACCCAGATGGAGTTGCTCGATGAGATCAATGTGCTGATTGAGGCTGCAGGTCTGCCCGAAGAGCAACAACTTTCCCGCGCTGGTTTGAACCGCTATGCCAGCAAGATGGAAGCCGTGGGCAAGAGCCTGCGTGAAATGCGTGAGATCACCCAGGTATGGACAGCCGAGCTTGGCGATAAACCCACGGGCGAAGTGACCAAGCTCATTCTTGAGATGGCTCGCAGCCAGCTGTTTAAAGCCTTGCTTAACGAAGACGGCGAAACCGCAGATGTCGGCATGATCAAAGATGCCATGTTAGCGGTTCAGCGTCTCGAATCTGCCGCTATGGCCAGCCACAAGCGCGAGAAAGAGATCCGCAAGGTGTTTGCTGAAGAAGCGGCGAACGCTGCAGTGAAAGTTGCCTCACAGGCTGGACTCACCGCCAAGGCCGTCGAGTCTATTAAGCGTGAAATATTGGGGATAGTCTGATGACTCACGCGCAGCGAGTCATTCAACCGTCAGCCGAGGCTATACAGCAAGAGATGGCCCAGTTTGATCCGACCGAGGTGTTACTGCCATACCAGAAACGCTGGATAGCCGACGAGTCACAGCTCAAAATTGCCGAAAAGTCTCGCCGTACAGGCCTGACCTGGGCAGAAGCTGCCGATGGGGTACTCACCGCTGCAGTTGCGCGCAATGCGGGTGGTACCAACCATTACTATGTTGGCTCTAACAAGGAGATGGCGCGGGAGTTTATCGATGCTGCAGCCATGTGGGCCAAGGCGTTTAATAAGGCTGCGGGTGAAATTCAAGAGGAGATCTTCCGCGACGAGGATGGCGATAAGGACATTCTTACCTTCGCCATCTATTTCGACTCAGGTTATAAAATTCAGGCGCTGTCATCTAACCCAAGCAACCTGCGTGGTATGCAGGGTAACGTCACCATCGATGAGGCCGCGTTCCACGATCGCTTAGGTGAAGTGCTCAAGGCGGCATTAGCACTCACCATGTGGGGCGCTAAGGTGCGCCTCATCAGTACCCATAATGGCACAGACAATCAATTTAATGAGCTGATTAATGATAGCCGTGCGGGTAAGAAAGATTACAGCGTGCATCGCATCACCCTCGACGATGCCTGTCACGAGGGGCTGTATAAGCGTATCTGCCAAATTCGTAAAATTGAGTGGAGCCAGGCGTTAGAGGACTCCTGGAAAGCTGGGCTACTCAAGGCCACCGCCTGTGAAGAAGATGCGTTAGAGGAATACAGTTGCGTGCCCAAACAAGGGGGCGGTACTTACATTAAGCGGGTGCTCATCGAAGAGGCGATGGTTAAAGACAACTCCATCCCTATTATCACCCTTGAAGCGCCTAAAGACTTTGAGACCTGGTCAGAGGCTCACCGCAACATTCAGGTCAAAGAATGGTGTGAGCAGATTAAGCCGTACCTGGAGAAGCTAAACCCGCTCTGGAACCATGCCTTTGGTGAGGATTTTGCCCGCAAGGGCGATCTGTCGGTGTTTTTGCCCTTAGAGATCGCGCCCGATTTGAGTAAACGCACCCCGTTTGTGGTGGAGCTGGCCAAGTTGACCTATGACGCTCAGCGGGAGATTTTGTTCTACATCTGTGACAACTTACCTCGCCTCCAGGGCATGGCATTCGATGCCACGGGTAACGGTGGCTATCTGGCCGAGGCGGCGATGTTCCGCTATGGCACCGAGATGGTCGAGCAAGTGATGTTAAGTGAGGCTTGGTACCGCGAGTGGATGCCCAAGCTTAAGGCTGAATTTGAAGATTTAAACCTCACTATTCCCCGCCATCAGGACATTCTCGATGACATGGCCAAAATCAAGGTCACCAACGGCACCCCAAAAATAGATAAAGGCTCAGACAAGAGCGCGACCACAGGGCAGCAGCGTCATGGTGATTTTGCCGTGGCGCTAGCTATGGGCATAAGAGCCAGCTGGATGGAAGGGGGCGTGATTGAATTTACCGCAATCCCCGGTAAAGGCAGCGATGAGGATGACTCTAATGATGATTATCACAGCTTTGATCGAGGAACTTATTAATCATGGCTATAACAAAGAGTGACAAGGCGGTTGAAACAGATAGAAACGGTACCCGCTTTAGTGTGAAAGGGCTTAAGAAATCACAAACCGACAATGCCAAGCTAGCGCATCTTCATAGCCATTATGCCCAACACCCGAGTCGTGGGTTAACACCGGCTAAGCTGGCTCGAATATTGAGCTTGGCGGAACAAGGTGATCTTATTGCTCAGTGCGAGCTGGCCGAGGACATGGAGGAGAAAGACGGTCACATCTTCTCAGAGCTGCAAAAGCGTCGCCGTGCCTTGTTGGATGTTGAATGGCAGATAGTGCCGCCACGTAATGCCTCTGCAGCCGAGATTAAAGATGGCGAGATGTTGACTGAGCAGCTTGAAGATATGCAGATATTAGACGATCTCATCTTTGATATGAGTGACGCTATTTTAAAAGGATTTTCAAACAGCGAAATAGTCTGGCAGCAACAGGGCACACTTTGGCTACCAGAAGCGTTTAATTTTAAAGATCCCAGTTGGTTTATGACGGGCCAAGCTAATGATGACGCCAATAGCAAAGAGGTTGTCGACCGTAACGAACTGCGGCTGCGTGATAACACCCTCAATGGCGCAGCCTTGCAGCCTTTTGGCTGGGTAAGTCACGTACATAAGACTAAGTCGGGTTATCTGGGCCGCAATGGCTTAGCCCGAGTACTTGCCTGGCCGTTCTTGTTCAAAAACTACGGCGTGCGCGATCTCGCTGAATTTTTAGAGATCTACGGCTTGCCGCTGCGCCTGGGTAAATACCCAACCGGAGCGGATAAAACAGAGAAAGCGACGCTGCTGCGTGCGGTGATGAGCATTGGCCATAACGCTGGGGGCATCATCCCCAAAGGCATGGACATCGACTTTAAAGAGGCAGCCAAAGGCAATAAAGACCCGTTTGAGTACATGATATCCCTGATGGAGAAAACTGTCTCTAAGGCTATTTTGGGGGGCACCTTAACCAGTCAGGCAGACGGTAAAAGCTCGACTAACGCGCTAGGTAATGTGCATAACGAAGTTCGCCAGGAGCTACGGGATTCAGATCTTAAGCAGATAGGTAACACCTTAAGTCGCGATTTAGTGCTGCCGATGTACATGCTCAATGGTAAAAGCTATCGCACGCCTAACCGTAGCCCGCGCCTGGTGTTTAACATAGTAGAGGCTGAAGACCTCAAGGGGTATGCCGAGTCATTGCCTAAATTGGTCGACATTGGCTTTGCTATTCCTCAGCAGTGGGCCCAGGACAAATTACAGATCCCCGTGGCACAAAAAGGCGAAATAGTGCTGATAAAGCAAGCCGCTCAACCTACGAGTAAAGAGGCTGAGTTTGAAGAGCCACAAGCCAAGCTAAAGCGGATGGCCATCAAGCGCATCGTGGCGCTTAAATCCCAAAGCGAGAAAGTGAAGCTAGAAGCCGATGATGTAGATGAAATGAGCGAACGTCTTGCCAGTGACATGTCGCCCATTCTCGAAGGCTTCACCGATGAAGTGCGTCAACTCGTTGAAAGTGCAGAATCACTAGAAGCGTTGCAAGTTAGTTTGAACAAGTTAGATCTCAGTATCGATGAGGCCAGTGAAATACTGCAGCTGGCCTTAGTCGCCGCAGATTTAGCGGGTCAACATGATGTGCTAAGTGGGAGCTAGTTATGGCTGATAAAGAGGTCAATAGTGCCCGCTATGGCTCATTGCCATTCGAACAGCAGATAAGCTTCTTTCGTAATAAGCTGAACGTGCCTACCGAGTCCTGGACGGAGCTTTGGCGGCATGGCCATAACTCTGGCTTTAGTGTCGCTGGGGCAATGAAAGATGACTTGCTTAATGACTTTAGGCGCGCGGTGGATGCTGCTATCGCTGATGGCAAGTCGCTTACCTGGTTTAAAAAAGAGTTTAATCATATTGTCGCCAAACACGGCTGGGAGCATACGGGGAAGGCGAGCTGGCGGGCTAAGGTAATTTTTGATACCAACATGCGTCAAAGCTATAACGCTGGCCGCTATGAGCAGCTGCAGCAGTTCGAGTATTGGCGCTATGCCCATGGTGATAGTCGCTATCCCCGAGAGATGCATCTTAAGTGGCATGGTACCTTATTGCCTAAGTCAGATGCTTGGTGGCAAACTCACTTCCCGCAAAATGGTTGGGGCTGCAAGTGCCGTATCTATGGTGTGAGTCAGTCAGAGCTTGAACGGAAGGGCTTAACCACTACTGCCACACCGAACGATGGCATGCGAGAGTGGGAAGACAAAACAACGGGTGAAGTGCATCAAGTGCCTAAGGGGATCGATCCAGGCTTTGATTATATTCCTATGCGAGACGCTAATCAGGCTAAGCAACAACAGCTCGCTGAGAAAAAGGCCCCGGTTTATCAAGCACCAGAGCGTCTGGTTTCTACAGCCTTTAGTACCGTTAAAGGTGTCAATGTCGATGGCCTTAATCAAGTCCTCAGGGCTTTTTCAACAACGAGCTCAGCTCCGCAGGTCGCTAAATTGGGTGAGTTCCTTAACATCCACGATATTAGAAGTGTCTTTGTTAAACAGGCTGAAATGGGGCTCTATAACAAAGGGGCCAAAGATATTCAGCAAGCAGTTCAAGGATATCTTAAACCGAGTGAATTCAGCCCAAGATATCTCTATGCTATAAGAGGTTATAAAAACACCCGAGGCTTTACCTCAAAGCACTTTGACCATGTTGTGGTAAAAGTCGCTAGCACCACAAAGTTGTCTAAAGTGGATGTAAACGAGCTGCGTCAACTGGTTGCCTTAGCTCATGAATTTTACAAGCGTGGGAAACCTGAGTTTTCAATGTCGCATATCGTTAGAACCTATGGTGAGAGTAAAGGTCACAGCGGAACAATTGTGACTTGGTTACACGAGTTAGGCCATCAAGTGCATTATAAAGCAGGTGGCCCATCGGCTCCTGCATTTCAAGGACTGACCCGCTATGGCGGGACTAACTCAGCCGAATGGCATGCCGAACACTTTGCTGCTTGGCTATTAAACCGTAATGCCTTGGCAGAATTTAATGCAGATATTGCCAACTATTTTGATAAGCTAGTTGAACAAGCTATCGCTAATGGAGCTAATAATGGATAAGACCTTAGCTGCAATGCTCGCCAGAGCCGATGCAGACCCACAGCAAGGGTTGCTAACCCCTTTGGTTGATGAAGCCTTGGGCGTAGTTAACGATGTAGCGCTAAGTTATAGTGAAAAACAGCAGCAAATAGATACATTACAACAGCAAGCTAAAGGCCGTGAATTGGAGCTGTTTGGTGAGGTATGGGAAAGCCTTCATGTCATCACACCACTTGAGGAGATAGCCGCTGCCGATGGAGAGCAATCCATTGGAAAACCCAAGTAATGGCTGGCACTCATATCAAGGTCGAAGCTAAGGGCCGCACAGCGATAACCAAAGCCCTTAATAGCCTGCTCAAGCAAAGCGGAAATTTAACACCTTCACTTGGTGACATCGGCGAGTACTTGCTTAAATCCACTCAGCAGCGCTTTATCGAACAACAAGCCCCCGATGGTTCGCCCTGGGCTGAATTGAGTAGCACAACTCTTGAACGTAAGCAGCGCACCGACCGCATTCTTACCGAGTCAGGTACCTTAGCATCCAGTATTCATTATCAGCTGGGGCGCAATCAACTTACACTGGGCAGTAACGAAGAATATGCCGCCATGCAGCAGTTCGGCGGCATCACCAGCCCCTTTAGTATGATGCCCAATCAAGACATTCCCGCCAGACCCTTTTTAGGCATCGCCCCGTTTGAGCGAGCAGAGGTCATCGACATACTGCAGCATCATCTGGCGAAAGCACTTTAACTCTCTCAAACGCATTTTAAGCGGTGATATCAAGTAAGGGTTTGGTTGAACTGTGAGCTATTTCACTTGTTAGCAAAGATTTTAACCTGTAATCTCAGATGCTTACGCTAGTGTTGATTTAAATGATAGGTTTAATAAGTTCGCATGCGTACTATACAAAGGTTATGTGTTTTAAAACTAAGGAGAAATAGCAATGACAGATAGAAATAAAGGTGGTTCAGGAGGCTCGAATAAAGGTGGTTCAGGAGGCTTGATTAAAGGCGGGGATAAAGGCCGCAGTCAAGGAGATGAACGAAAAAAGATCATTCGACCAGATGATAATGTACATGTTAATAAAGATACTACAAGTACAGGTCCTAGAAGCCCTAGAAACGAGAAAAAATAGTCATGAAACTCTCTGATTATAAGCAGAGTTACTACGACTTTAGCGGCTCATCTAGCACTGTCACAAGACAAGCAGCTTTTGCTGGTATAGCTTTGATATGGATTTTTAATGGTAAAGTTAGTGAAACAATAGTATTACCACTTGAACTTCTTTGGCCTACATTATTTCTAATTGCTTGCTTAGCATGTGACCTTTTGCATTATATTCTTGCGTCTGCAATTTGGGACGCTTTTCATCGTTTGAAAGAAAAGCAAGGAGTGGCTCAAGACGCCTTGGTGACAGCGCCACCATGTTTTAACTGGCCAGCATTAATATTATTTTGGGCTAAGCATTGTTTCGTCTTACTTGGTTATTCAGGTTTGTTTATGTATGTATATTCAGCAATCGAGTTTAGTAGCACGTAACAAGGCTATCATAGGGGCGTTATGCAAAATGGAGAATTTCGCTATGGAACTAAAAGATTTTATTAAAACAAGCATCACTGAAATTTGTTTTGCCATTGAAGAAGCAAATAAAGAATTGGCTGACTCAGAAGCAATCGTGAACCCTGGCTCAATTCAAGTAAATTCAGAAGAGTCTCAGGCATACGGAAGACAAAGCACTAAAGCGGTACATGAAGAAAGGAAGCTTGTACAAAAGATTGACTTTGACATAGCTGTACAAGCTCAAGAAGGTGAGAAAGCTGGAGGTGGAGCCAAGATATCAATTGCCTCTATTGGTATTGGCGCTAGTGCAGAAACTACAAGCCAAAGTAAATCGGAGAGTAGGCTTAAGTTTTCAATACCTATAATTTATCCACAGGGCAAAGCATAATCAGCGGCAGCAGTCGGACTTGCAAAACTGTCCCGCAATTTGTACCAAATTACGCGCCAGTTTTGCAAGTCGCTGTGCCGGGCATTAGGTTCACATAATAATCATGGATATAGCGGAAATTAAAGAATTGATTTCACTACTAGGAAGCCTTGGCGTAGGCGCTGTTCTCGGCGGCGGGATCATTTACTTCTTCATTAAGTCATACATTCCTTCTTATCTAACAGAAAAAGCTAAGAACCTCGCAACCAAAGAAGATATTTCCGGAATTACCGAGCAAGTGGAGACTGTCAAAATTGGATATGCCAAAATACTTGAAGAGGTACGAAGTGATAACCAGCAACAATTAGCTAGCATTGAAAGAGAAAAATCGATAAAGAAAGAGGTATATCTTGGAGCCTCTGAAGCCTTGACACGCAGTCAAAACATGATTTGTAGTTTTTTTGATCTTAATATACCGAATGAAGAAATCACCAAGAACATGGTTGGAGATTCTGGAATAATGGCTAAAATTCATATTGTTGGAACAAAAGAAACTGTTCGAGCGACAACTGTATTTATGGCTGCGATTGGAACAAAGACTTTAGATTTAATGCTGGAACGATCAACACTCCTAAAAAGGAAAGAAGCAATAGAAGAGGTAGAGCGGCTAAAATTCAAGGCGCAGCAGGAAATTGATCGATATATTGAATTAATGAAAAATCTAAATTTACAATTAAATCAGGATACTGGGACATGGAAGGCCATCAATTGGCAGGTTGATTTTGAGCAAGAAAAAATTGAAAAACATACAAAGACCATTGCGGAACTGTGGGAGCGCCAAGGACCTGAGCATATAGATTTCACTAGAAAGTGCATGGTTAACTTTTTCGAGATATCTGCCTTGTTACCTCCAATAATTCTTGCTGTTAGAAATGAGCTTGAGATGGAGATATCATCAGAGGATTATCTGGATATTTTTAATGATAACTTAGATAAAGGCAGGTTAGTTTTTGATGAGTTTCTTGCTAAAGTACCGAGCTAAAACCCTAACTAAAAGTGCAAGCGGGATAAAGTGCTGCGCTTGGCATTACCATCTATCCAATTGTCATATCTTCCTTAATCAAAAATTAATGAGTTAGAGGCTAAGTTGCTTTATGTAGTCAAATCTCTCAGATTGATTTTAAGCTACTTAAGTGTTGAACCTATCTATTGTACTCCGCAAAAGTGGTTAAACGATTTCAGGAAGATTTAAACGGGATTTAAACTAGGTTACGCTGCACTTAGGTGTATAAATATGGATCAAAGACAGTTATGGGATCATTAGTCTTAGAATTACAGAAAGAGTGCGTAGATGAAAATGTTCCATTAAAGTCACTCGCTCGTAAAGCAATGCTTGTTACACAGAAGCTAGCTTTAGATAAATTGTGGATTGAAAGTGAGCTGAATGGCTATAAAGAACTAGATACTCCTGATTACAGACAAGTTTACGGACAAATTTGTGCAAGGGTTCAAAGCAGAGGTTACGTTCCGGTCGAGTTACCTCAGGAGCTATTAAATGACATTGATACCATTCCAATGAGGCAGTCAATAGCAGAGATCGAGGCTACATTAAAATATAAAGGTGGCTTTACATACGTCAATTTGCCACCAGATCTACAACAGGCTTTTAGAGAGCTGTATAGGAATCAATGTGAATACTTTTTCCGAATACCATTGAATCGAATTCAAGCATTATTAGATTCTATCAGAAATCAAATACTGGATTTCACCACTCACTTAGAGCAAAAGGGGATTTTAGGAGAGGGAATGTCATTTAATAGTAAAGAAAAGGAAAAGGCTCAGGGGATGGTAATCACTGTACATGGTAACTTTCAAGGGATTCTTGGGGACGTTAATGATAGTAATGTTAAGCAATCATTTTCAAATGGAATTGAAGGGGACTTTGATTCTCTAAGAGATATTTTGATAGAAAATAAAGTGGACGAATCTGACATTGATGCTTTGAAAGAAGCTTTTGATGTTGATGGTCCTATTTTAGAAAATGAAGGTTTCGGAGAGAAAGTTAACAACTGGATTGGTAGAATGATAAGTAAGGCTGCTCAAGGTAGTTGGGGAGTGGCTGTCGGTACCGCTGCGGGTTTACTTACTGAAACTATAAAAGGATATTATGGAATCCCGAATATAGCACCATAATCCCGAAACCTTTCCAATCCTAACCTAGCCAATAGCCCCGCATCATGGGGCTATGAAAACATTAAACCGCTCATCCAACGCTATCGCTGCACTGTCAGCTGATCATGTTCAGTCAACTGCTGACGGTGATGCTGTCGCAGTACTGACTTTTGCGTTCGATGGCGAGGTCTCTCAGCTCCAACTCGACATTAACAACAATAACAACACCTCTCGTGTGCAGTTGCTGCCTGATGGTCTGTTTGCGGCCAAAGATGGTCGCCCCTCCGAAGTCCCTGGTGGCAAGTGGCAAATGGATGCTCTGTCCTTTACCAATATTCAAGCCAATGCAGCCGAGCGCACCAATGACTTTCATTTTGATTATGAACACCAAACCCTAAACAGCGACATGAACGGTAAGCCTGCACCCGCTGCAGGTTGGTTCAATGAGCTGGAATATGTGCCTGGTGAAGGGCTATTTGCACTTAATGTCGATTGGACTTCTGCTGCGGCACAATTCATTGCCAATAAAGAGTATCGCTATACCTCCGCTGTTTTTAGCTATGACGCTCAATCAGGCCGCCCTTTGGCGCTGCTTCATGTTGCTTTGACCAATGACCCCGCGCTCGATGGCATGAAAGCCATTGCTGCACTAAAACAAGGGGCGCTTAAAGCCTGTGCACACTCCAATCCCGCCAACCCTGCTCACTCATTAACAACATCTCAATCAACAAAAGGAAATCCTCCCATGAATGAAGCATTAAAGGTGCTGCTTGGCTTGCTGGGCATCGATGAGCCCAGTGACTTAAGTGAAGCCGCCCTTAAAACAGCCACGGATAATGCCAAAACGGCTATTGCGGCCCTAAAAACCAAGGCTGATAAGTCGGGCACGTTGGAGACTGAACTCAATACAGCTAACGCCTCGGTTGTTGCGCTTAAAGCTGGTGGCGCTAATCACAAGAGCGGTGAAGTGGACTTGAGCAAGTATGTGCCTAAGGCCACTTATGATGCCACCGTCACCGCGATGGTCGCGCTCAAGGCGGGCAATGAAAAAGGCTCTGTTGAGCAGCTGCTTAAAGATAACGCCGACAAGGTGCTTGAAGCTGAGACTGACTACCTCACTAGCTTTGGCAAGCAACAAGGCGTCGCCGCACTGAAAGCCATGCTCGAAGCTCGTCCCGCGATTGCAGCACTCAAAACACCACAAACCCAAGGCAAGCAAAAGCCTGGCGAAGGTGATGAACAACTTAGCACTGAGCAATTAGCGGTATGTAAAAACATGGGCCTCTCGGTGAGTGAGTTTACCGCCTCAATGAAGGAGGAAGATGCCTCATGCTAACTCAAGATAGAGCGACCCCAACTCGTGCTAATCATGACCATCACGATCCTATGGCAGCTACCGTGCTGATTTATGCCGGAGCCATTGTGATGCTCGACGCTGCGGGTAATGCCGTTGCTGGACAAACTGCCACAGGCTTAACCCCGCGCGGCGTAGCCAGAGTACAAGTGGATAACACCCAGGGTATTGCTGGTGCTGAGTCGGTGCCTAGCGTTAATGGCTGTCACCGTTTCATCAATGACGCCTCAATCACTCGCGCAGATATTGGAAGTTCTGCTTACGTGGTTGATGACGAAACCGTGGCTGACAGTGATGGTGGTGGCACACGCTCGATGCTCGGCAATATTATCGATGTAGATGTTACCGGAGTCTGGGTCGATATCGTTTAGCCATACGCTTCACTCGTAAACCATTAGCCCATTTATTCGTTAGGAGCGAAATCATGATCATCAATAAAGCCAATCTTGCGGCGCTATTTACCGCCATTAAAACCTCCTTTAATAAGGGGTTAAAAGACACGACTCCGTTGTGGAGTAAGGTGGCGACTCTTGTGCCATCAACCACCAGTACCACCACTTATGCCTGGCTTGGCCAGTTCCCTCGTATGCGTGAATGGTTGGGTGACCGTCAACTTAAAAGCCTGGCGTTGCATGACTACAGCGTGAAGAACAAGAAGTTTGAATCAAGTGTGGCCATTCCTCGCGATGACATCGATGACGATACCTATGGTGTGTATACGCCACTGTTTGAGGAGATGGGCTACGCCGCGGCCACTCATCCCGATGAGCTGGTTTATACCTTACTCGCCGCAGGCTTTAACAGCTTGTGTTACGACAAACAGAATTTCTTCGATACCGACCATCCGGTGGGTAATGAAGATAACGGCATTAAGTCTGTCAGTAATATGCAGGCAGGGGGCGGTGATGCCTGGTTCCTGCTCGATGTAAACCGTCCCATCAAGCCGCTTATGTTCCAGCGCCGCCGTCAGTACGACATCAAGTCGATGACCAAAGACGATGATGAAAGCGTGTTTATGCGTGATGAATATCGCTATGGCGTCGATGCCCGTGTCAATGCTGGTTTTGGTTTGTGGCAGCTGGCGTTCGGCTCTAAGGCCACGCTCAATGGAGCCAATTTTAAGGCGGCGCGCACAGCGATGAAGAGCCTTAAAAGCGATGAAGGTCGTCCACTGAACGTGATGCCTAAATTGCTGGTTGTTGGCCCAAGTCATGAGTCAGCAGCCGAAGAGATATTCAAGGTGCGTGAATTGGCTGGTGGTGGAACTAACTCACTGTACAACGCCGTCGACATTCTTGTGGTGCCCTGGCTCGCATAGATAACGAGCGCTTCAATTGCTATGCCCTAGCGATTAAGGCATAGCCCCGAACCTTCTTTAACTGGAGAATCCATGAAATGGCTATATCAAGTTCTACTGGCACGAACAGGCTTCGTCTTGCTGTCATTACCTGTCTTGCACATCACGGTTATAGGCGTGCAGGTGTCGGCTTCTGTAAAGGTGAAAACAAGTTTAACGCCGATGACTTTAGTGAGTCACAGCTTGCGCAGCTTAACGATGACCCAAGGCTTAAGCTCACGTTCGTGGAGGCCGACGCTCCGCAGGCATCTATCACGCTCAATGCAAACGCGGTTAAAAATGTGGACACGCAAGCGGATAAAGCACTGTTGGGTGAAGGGCCCTTGGTCGGTGACAGCCTGGGTATAAGTGATACTGAGACCCAAGCGGTGAAGGTGCTGAACTTTGCCGAGGCGATACTTGAGCTGGAGCCTGACAATAAAGAGCACTTCACCGGAGACGGTAAACCTCAATGTGATGTGCTGAGCAAGTTGATGAATACGCCTGTTTCTGCCAGTGAAAGAGACAGCTTGTGGAGCGACTTTAAAGCCACACAAGCCGCTAGCCAGGACGCGCAGTAATGCCTGCCATTAATGTCTATGCCACCGGTGCGCAGATGATTGCCAGGTTCGGTGAAAATGAGCTTATCTCGCTCACCGACCGAGATGGCTTGGCGGGTGGAATAGTGGCCAGTGTGCTTGATGTGGCACTTAACGATGCCACCGCACTCATCAATGGCTACTTGGCTGGACGTTACACACTGCCGTTAGTCACGCCACCTGCAATGTTAGAGCGTCTGTGTTGTGACATCGCTCGTTATGGTTTGTATGACAACGGTGCGAGTGAGCAAGTCAGTAAGCGCTTTGATGATGCGGTGCGATTCTTGGAAATGGTCGCAGCAGGGAAGATAACCCTTGGCATCACCACTCAAGGTGAAAGCCCTGTCAGTAATGACTTGCCCGCCATTGAGAGTGATGGTGCGGTGTTTAATCGTCGCCAATCAACAGGCTTTATCTGATGCTCGACTTAGTCACGCCACTCATCACTCAGCTGACACCGACTGGTGCGCCATGGTTGGAAGTGGAGGGGCTACTTAAGCTTTCTGAGCTGGATGATAAGACGCCAAGGCGACTGCCTAAACTGTATGTCATTGAGATGTCAGAGCGGGCTACGCCTGATGTGCGTGGGACAGGCCCTTATCTGCAGACGGTGCAATTGGAGCTGGGCGTTGTCGTGGTGATGGCCAGTATTAATGGCCTGCAACCCAGTTTAACGCCCATTAGAGAGCGAGTACGTCAGCGCTTGTTTGGTTGGCGACCTCACCTGGAGGCAGAGCCTCTGGCATTAGCCGGTGGCAGCTTACTCAAAATTGGCAGCCATTATGTTGCCTGGCTTGACCGATTCATCACCGAATATACAGAAGATGCGAATTAACGCAGGAGAATAACATGGCTCGTAAATTTGCTAAAAAAGCCCTGGTCTTTGCCAAAGAGCTGACTTACGGCGTCGATGCCATTGCGGCCACTGAGCCCAGTGTGGCGGTATTGGGCCGCGAGGTGAAAATTACGCCGCTGGCTGGTGAGAACACTGCCCTGGAATATGACGATGGCAACTTAGGAAATAGCGCTGAAATTGAGACTGAAACCTATGTGACATTAGAGTTCGGGGTCGATTGGGCTGGCTCAGGAACCGCGGTGACGCCTGCGGCCTATGACAAGCTGTTAGGGGCGTGTTTGCGAAAAGCGACGGTTAAAGCGGACAGTGTTGAGCAAGCCATTGATGAAGATGGGGCTGACTCTATCACCTTCTATTTCTATATGGATGGCACGCTGCACGCATTAGTCGGGGCGAGAGGCAGCTTTAAATTAGAAGCGAAAGCCAAAGAGTTTCCCAAAATCATGTTCACTTTTACTGGCCTGTTTGTGCCTGTGACATCGGCAGTCCTTCCTGCCACGGATTTCAGTGCCTGGCAAACACCGCTTAAGGTGGGGGCGGCTAACTCAGCCTGTACTTTAGGTGGCAGTGCCATCAAGTTGATCAGCTTCGAATATGATCAGGCTAATGATGTGATACATCAGGAGTATGTGGGTCATGAAGAGGTGTTGATCACTGACTACGCGCCTAGCGGTAAGTTGGTATTTGAAGCCGCCTCTTTGATTAGCTTCGATCCTTTTGCGGCCAATACTCATGTGGTTACTTTTGAATTATCACATGGTGTTGCTACTAATCAGGTGCTGTGGAAAACCGCTCAGCTGCAGTTGGGACGAGCGGAGTATGGCGACCAAGATGGCACGCTTACCTATGAACTTCCCATTCGTCCTTTGAGTAATGTTGATTTGCTTATCAGTAAATAAGCCTCATTGGGCTAACCCCTAACAGCTCTACTTCATTGTTGTAGTTAAAAACTAAGGAATGACATGTTCACATTTACCCCTAAGCGTCTCGTTAAACACTGGCCAGCCACCATAAAGGTGTCACTTGATGGCGGCAAGGTGGAGGAGATAGAAATCAGCCTCGATCTTAATCTGCTACCTGTTGATGACTACATGACCGAACTCAGTAAAGGTGATCACCAGCTCTTCGATGCCATCTTAGCGGGATTTGATGGCATCGCTGGAAGTGATAAGCAGCCATTAGCCGACACCCCCGATAACCGTGCAGCCCTCTATCAACATGCGCCATTTACCGATGCGCTGTTGCATGCCTATCGCGCGGCTAACTCTGGTGAGGCTGCAAGAAAAAACTCATAGAAGGGGTGCGGGGGCTCTATATCCGTACGCCTATTTCTCAGGCTGAGCAGCGCCAATTCGATGAGGAAATGGCCTTGTTGGGTATTAAGGCCAACACGATCTCAGAGGAGCTGTTTGAGTTTTGGGATGAACATCAAGTGGCGGTGACGTGGTGGCTGCAGGTGCAAGATTTGATGCGTTACAGCTATGGCCCTGGTATTGCGATATGTAACGGCTTAGATGTATTGGCTGTGAAAGCGGACAGTGAATTGAGTGGCACAGCGTACAGCAAGCAAGATTATCAAAAACTCAGGCTTATCGCGCATACGGTGACCACCATTTTTAATGACAAAGTAGGGTAATCATGGGTGATTTAAAACTAGCGTTGACCTTAACCGCAGATGGCAAACAGTTGATAGGTACCGTTAAGGGGGCCACGTCTGTGGTCTCTGACTTAAATACCCGCTTGAATCACACCCAGTTGTCTGGCAATAAAGCCGCTCAAGGCTTATCGAAGGTGCAACGCCAGGGCGATGTGGCAGGCAAATCACTACAGCGTCTGAGTCAGTATGCTGCTGGCGCATTCGCTGGATTGTCTGCGATTAACCTGGGCAAAAAAATCACTCAGGACTTAGCCGCCTTTCAAGATATCCGTACCCGTCTGCAGAGCTTGTCTGGCTCGACTGCAGCTTACGCCGCCAATGAAGAATACTTGATGCGGATAACACGTGAACATCACAAAGAGCTTATCCCATTAGCGGATAATTATGCGGCGCTGTTAAACCTGCAAGACTCAGGCTTAGTCACCCAAATTCAAGCTCGCACGATATTAGAAGGCATGAGTAATGCCCAATCGGCGCTTGGAGCGAGCTCTGTTCAGTTAGGCCAATCTATGTATGGCCTGTCCCAAGCACTGGCATCGCCCATCGTTCGCGCCGAAGAGTTAAATCAACTGGTTGAACCTATGCCTGGTCTGCTTAATAAGATGGACAGAGCTGCAAGTTTACCCGCAGGCGGCTTTCGTCAAATGGTGCTCGACGGCAAAGTCACGGCTGATTTCTTGCGTAACAATCTCATCAAGGCGCTGAGTGAATACGATGGGGCAGCTGCTGCGACCGCCGCGAACATCAGCGCCCAGACTCGCGACATGAAAAATGCCTATCAGCAGCTCATCGTCGCTTTTGAAACCCCGATTAATTCCAGTTTAACCCCCGTTTTATCCACTTTGACTGAAGGTTTAATGTGGTCAACGGACAATGCCGAGTTGCTTATTGATGTACTCGGCGGCGCGTTGGTTATTGCCATGGGCCGTGCCAGCGCGGCAGCGGTGAGCGGGGCGACCGCTTCACTGAGTAAAGCGCACGCTGATGGTGTGGCGAGGGCTGCCGCCATCAGTGAGGCTCAAGCTGAGCTTCAAAAAGCGATGGCACAACGTAAAGGTGTATTAACGTCGGGACAGGCTGTTGTGGCTGAAGCGCGGTTAACGACAGCGAGAACGGCGCTCACTACCGCGACGAATCGAGCCACGATTGCGACTCGCGCCATGAATGGTGTGATGAGTTTAGCGGGCGGGCCTGTGGGTGTGGTGATGATGGCCGCGGCAGGGATTGCTTACTTTGCTATGCAGGCTGATGGGGCAAAAGAGCCGGTCTTAAATTTGGCGGACGAAGTTGCAAAGCTTAATGGTCAATTTAAGGCGCTCAGCCAGCAAGAGCGTCAAATCAAAGTCAGTAAGCTCTCCACTCAGATGAAAGCCTGGCGCAGTGAATTAATTAAAACCAATGCTGAAATAGAGCGGGTCAATCGTCATTCTTTGTTGTTGAGAGGTACACCAGGTGAGCTGCAATCACGGGTTAAACTTGATGTTTTGAAAACAAAAGCCAGTGAATTAACCGACAAGTTGACTGAAGCGAGTGCGGCGCAGCAAGCGCTGTTTGAGCAAGGTTTACCAAGCATGGATAAACAGCCCACCACGATAAAGGGCAAAAAGAAGGTTGATAAAGCCCAGCAACAGCTGCTGGACAGGTTAACTAAGCAAAAGCAGCTTTATGGGGAAGTGAGTGAAGCGGCTAAAGTGCGCTATGAAATTGAGTTCGGCAGCCTTAAAAAACTCGATCCGGTGGTGAATGCCAGGATATTACAAGCAGCTAAAGCATTGGATGCCACCAAGGCAAACACCAGCGCGGCAGCTGAGCAGAAAAAGCAACTGAGTGAGCTGCTTAAGGTACTCGATCCACTGGCTGCGGCCAGTAATGAGATGGCCGAAAAGGAGCGGTTGTTAAAAACGTATTTTGAACAAGCCAATGTGCCGTTAGAAAAACGTAAAGCCTTGCTCAGTGCACTTAAGGAAGAATACGCACTCGCCTCAGAGGGCCCGAGTGAGTTTGATAATCTGCGGGGGAATTTAGATCCTCGTTATTCAGAGTCTCAAACTCATGACGACAATATGGGGATCTTGAATGATGAGCTGGCCAATACCCCTGAGTCAGAAGCATTAAAGCGTAATCAGATAAACCTATTGATTGAGGCTGAGCAGCGTCGTCATGCTACTGCCATGGGTGAGATCAATGGCGGCATTTCAACCCAGTTTGATGCGATGTGGTCAGAGACTTTCGATCGGTTTGCTTCCGGTATTGGCTCTGCAACTGCAGATGCACTTTTTGAATCGGAAAACTTTGGTGATGCGATGAAGGGCATTGCTAAGGGAGCGATTAAAAGTGTGGTGTCAGGCTTAGTGGAGGTGAGCATTAAGAAGCTGGCGATGGCGGCTATTGATAAGGGCATTATGGCCAGTACCTCAGCGACAGCAACTACGACTGCCGCCGCGACAGGTGCCTCTATTACCGCATCAATGGCTCCAGCCGCCGCAACCTCATCAATCGCCACATTCGGAAGCAGCGCCACTGTCGGCATGGCCGCAATGATGGCGGCGATGGCTTTGATCCCCACCATCATCGGCCAATTTCATGGCGGCGGTACCATTCCCCGTGAAGGTACCTATCTTCTCGATGGCGGGGAGACGGTGTATACCCGCAAGCAACAACAAACCCTTATGAATGCCTTGAGTACGTCAGCTGATGGGGGCAAGGGTGGAAAAGGGGCGGGCGTACAAGTGATGGTTAAGTTGATAGAGGATGCCAGTAAGGCGGGCAGCGTTGAGCAAAGCAAAGGGCTCAGTGGCCAGGACGTGATTAATATTTGGGTGGCTAACATTTTAGAAAGAGCTGAAACAGCGCAAGTGCTAGAGCAAAGCTACGGGTTACAACGCAATGGCTGATTACCCTTCACATTTTCCGCCACCCCTGGCCTCCGATTATAAATTGGTGAGAGCCCCTCGTATTCGCATGAGCAAAATGGTGTCTGGTTATCAGCGTGCTAGAACCTTGTATGCCTGTACGCCGACGCAATTTAGCGTGTCATTTTTCATGCCCCGTCTCATGGCCATCGAATTTGAACAGTGGATAGACGCCAATGCCAGCCGAGGAGAGTTTAATGTGTACCCACTGCGATTGGTCAAAGGGCTCGTTAAGTTAAGTGGGCGCTTCATTGTTAATCCGACTGACACCGTCAAGTCCGATGGCCGCTTTTGGACATTTACTGGAGTATTAGAAGTGCGTGACCGAACCAAGGAGATCACTTAATGGCTTTATTTCCGACGCCAACCATCAATTATTCAAACTTGTATTCGGGTACGCCAGATCAATCTGACTTTAAGATCGCTGGTGCATTTTTGTCGGTGGCCTACATTCCGACGGATAGGCGTTACGCATTTTATCAATTGAAATACAGTACCTCGGATGTGTTCAATAACTATGCGGCGCTCAAACCCAGTGATGTGAAGCCCAAAATATCGGGTGTCGCTGGGGTCGCCGCCGTCAAGTTTGTTGCATCACAGCAGACGTCATTGCGTACTGCAGTGTTTGGCAGTGGCGCATTAGATCTTCAAGGGCTGGTCGGTGTTAAGGGAGATCAAGATTATTATCTGTATCTGAAATGCTATTTGCCTGTTATTCCCACACATCCCGTGGCCATCATGGGCGCGGGTACTGGCCTGTATGGGGTGAGTTTACTCTATGTGCCTAATCCCGTTGATGGCGACAGCCTTCGCTTTCGCCATGGGCACTATTCATCAGCGGCAGAGGTTGATGTCTCCAGTGTATCGAAGGGCACCTGGCTGGGTGTCGAAATGAAACGCGTTAGCGGTGTGATGTATTTAACAGTGCAAACATTAGCTGGATTTAACGACACAACACAGCAAGCGGTGAGCGACTTTCGGCCTGATGAAAGCAAAGCCATTTACCTTGGACAAGGGGAAGTGTCTGAGCTGGCCACAGTGCCATCGTTTTTCAAAACATCACATACTCACGGTGAGTTTTCAATTACCCCAGATGGATTTTCTATCAGTAAACCGAGTGGTGGCTATCGCTCTGCGCATCTTTATGACGTCATTAAGCCCAATACAGGGCGCTGGTATATGGAGTTTTCCTATCATGATTCGGGTGCGGCTTATCCTGGCGTAGCCCCTGTGGGTAGCTCATTGGATGTGGCCATTGGGGTGACAGGTTGGGCGGTGGGTACCAATAATGGGCACAAGTTCGCTCAACAAATTGGTGGGGGAACCCCTTGGGGCTCAGCGTTTCCTGCTGGGGGCAGCTGCGGGATCATTTATGACAGTGATCATGGCGCGCTTGAGTATTTTATTAATGGTGTGAGTATCGGTAAACCTTTTGCAAACGGCACCATTCAAGGCGATGTGGTCTTTGCGGTGGGCACTTCCCCCAGTGGCCATGTTTCGGTGCGAACCTCATCAACTACCTGGCTTGCCCAGCCAGCCAATGTTAATACGCCCAGCACGTCGAAATTCCTCCATGGCATGACCTATTTTGATGGCTACATTCGTGATTTTTGTGTGCGCAATATCCCATTGCCTGAAGGTGAAACCCCTTACTGCATCAGACCTGCGTTGCATCAAATCATTAAGATGAAAAACTTAGCGACGGGGGAGGTGACAGCGCATAGCGCGGTAGTGCTTAAAGCTCGCAGTGACAGTATCGAACTCACTGTGCCGAGAGTGGCACCTGGCCCGTATCACCTCACCGTCATAGCGCTTGGTGGTGAGTCGCCTGTTTTACCCTTTACCGTGACGTCATTGGCGGTACTCAGTGATCCGAGCGACCATTTAGTCGAAGAGTTTACCGATCACAATGCCGTACTCTCAAGGTGGATGGCAGGTCATAAAGCCTGGGGCGGCGACAATGGCGGGATAGTACAACAAAATGTGTCACTGAATGCTATCGATGGTGAAGTCGTGATCACCGCCAATGGGGATGACTACACGGGGGCCGTTTATGGCGTGAGTAAATTGGGAGAGAGCATCGAGCGTAAAACGCGGGTTGGGGGCTGTCTGGTGTCACGCAGCTATTTCGGTCCAGGTGAATTCATCATTGAAGCGAAGCTGCCGCCGTTGTCAGGTGTTTGCAGTGCTTTTTGGTTATTCCATTATGAAGAAGGTTATGCCGGACATCCCTTGTTTGACAGCATGGTTGAGGATGGTCTGCATCAATCTGGAACGGAAGAAGCGGGTTTTTACCTGGTGAGAAACCATGAGATTGATATTGAACTGCCTACCGCATTAAAAACCGATCCGGATACCGAAATTGTGAGTTACACCAATGGGCGATTTAATACCTGGCATGGTGAGCTACGCAATTGGGACGTGGTCAATAATGATGTCCCAACTTATGATCCGAATTACAGCGCCGTTAACGATCCGGCTTACTGGTCTGAATATACCGATGAATGGGTTAATCATGGGGTCAATGTGACCGATGATGAATATCATAAATTTGGCATCAAATGGATGCTTGATGATGGCTCACCCTATGTTGAGTTTTTCATTGATGATGTGCTGGTTAAGCGGGTGGAGAGTCATGTTCCTTTTATGCCGCAGCGATTATGGCTGGGAATGTGGTTTCCCTCCGCCAATACTCACTGGGCCGGAAGAGGGGCCCCTTGGCGTTCGCAGTACATGAAAATTCGCCGTTTTGAATACATCCCTGAGGCAACAACAGGCGCAATTTATCAGCACCAGGGTGAGTCCTATCCTAAAGATTTTTTCAGGGCGTTAAATGGGCTGACCGTGGCGAATCAATTGGCTCAAGTGTATGCCAGTGCCCCCACGGGAGAGAGTATTTATTACACCGTTGAAATGAGCAGTCCCACCCTTAAAGTTGAAGGTCATCCGCCAGGGAAGGTGTACTTAGTGCGCGGCTTTGACGCGCTGACGGCAAAAGATCACCAAGGCAATCTGATTGAATATCACGCGGCAGGTATTGAGATCCAATTCCCGAAAGTGGGTGAAGGCAATAGCACGTTGAATATTGCGGTGCCCAATGTGAATGGCGAGGTCTCGCGAAGCTTAAGGGTCATTAAGGAGGCAGGCGACAAAATTGAAGTGATATTGCGTTTATACACCAGCTCTGGCTATCAATCCGGCCCTGCTGCACCGGAGCTGCGATTAACCGCCAAAAGTTATGAGAAAAAAGAGGGGGTGATCACGCTAGTGTGTGGCTGGAAAATTGAGTTTATCAATAAAAAGTGGCCCGCAAGAATCTATACCGCGTCGGATTACCCCGGCTTGGATTATCTGTAATGGCGGTTGCATATAGTAGCTTACTTCGTTACCGCACCGTGCCTTATGTTGATGGTGGGCGAGATATGAACGGCTGGGATTGTTATGGCCTGGCGCGGTATGTGGCTCAAACACATTATCACTATTCAGAGCTGTCTATGTTTGACACCATTTTAGCAGCCAATAAACGTCAACTCACCAAAGCCTACCGCGCTGAAACGACCACGTTAAGGCGCACGAATACGGCGGCTGATGGGTGCTTGGTGGCTTGTCTGCAGCAGGGTGTTTGTGTGCACCTTGGAATCGTGGTCGAGGTTAGCGAGAACAACCAACTGGTCGTGCTTCACACTGGCGAGAAAACTGGGGGCTTAATGACGCCGCTCCCGTTGTTTTTACATCAACAGCAGCAACTGGAATTTTGGCAATGATATCGTTAATCGTGTACCCCAATAAGCTAGATAAAAGCGTGTACTCATCTTATGGGGTTGAGCAGTCGAGCACACTCTTAAGTACGTTAGAGGGGTATTGCTCATCGCTTGAACGCGATCAATTTATGGTCTTTGTTAATGATAAGCCCCTGTCGTTTGAGCATTGGTCTGCGTGTCGACTTAATGACGGCGATATGGTGGAAGTGGTGATCGAGCCTAAAGAGCCTATTACTATCTTTTATGCGGTGGTGGCTGTGCTTGCGGTTGGCAGTGCAATCTACAGCATGAACAATATCCCCGATACGTACAACAGCACGACGCCGAAAGGCTCCTCTATTTACGATATCAACTCTCAAGGCAATCGAGTCAGGATCAATGGCGCTGTCCCTGAGTTATTAGGGCGGCATAAAGTGATCCCCGATTTAATCGCGCCTCCTTATAAAACCTTTGAGGATAATGAGCAATGGTTGCTGCTGTTGATGTGTGTGGGCGGGGGGAATATCGATTTTGACCATCCAGATAAGCTCAATTACCCCAATGATAAGCTTATCTACATTGCTGAAACGGAAGCGGATCGTCTAGGTATCGATTGCCAGTATTTAATCGCGCCCCCAGGTTCTGATTTAACGGCTCATCCAGCGCATCAAATCATGTATACGGCACCGGAAGTGGCCAATGGTGAGGTTGAGATTGAGGTGGCTGGGTTAGTGATTGGGGTGGCGTCGAGCTTTAATAAGTTTTTAAAACCCGCTTCAACCAGCAGTTTACGGCTGATTAAACAGGAGTTAATCGGAGGCAGCGAGCCTATTGAGCGAGAAATATCACAACAATGGCCGGTGACCTTTACCAGTGGCTCGAATATCGAAATAGAGGGCAGCACAAACGACAATGGTTTCTACAGCATTGTCTCGGTCAATGATAATCGCCGCGTGCTGGTGTTGAATAAACTCGATACTGATGGCATCGATGACCCCAGTTGGACTGGGTTTGTTGGCAGTGGACTAATCGCCTTTTCTCAAGTGAATTTAACGGGCTCCGTTGATGGCAGAAAATCAGGGCCGTTTGCTGCCAGTAAGAGTGGTAAATCAGCTCGCTACATCTGGATTGATTATAAGTTTCCCCGTGGATTAGGGAAGCTTAACGATAGAGGTTCAATTGATGAGTTAACCGTGACGTTTCGGGTTGAATGGCGCGCGATTAGCAGTGCTGATGCGTGGCAAGCCGCTATGTTTACGCATACCGACAAGACGCTTGACCAACTGGGGTTTAGTCAGCGTATTGATATGCAGGTCGATATGCGGGCAGAGGTCAGATTGTCACTGGTAACCAGTAAGCTCGATGATTTAAAAGCGCATGATGATTTGATGTGGGTGGGGCTGCGTTCAGAAGTGCAGTCTCCCGTGAACTACCCACACGACACCTGCTTACTGATGAAGCTTAAAGCCTCTTCTGCTTTGTCGGCAGCGGCCTCAACCAAGGTGAGTGGTATAGGCACACGGGTGATACCGACTATGCAGCCTGATGGCAGCTTTGTGACGGATAAAACCCGAAATCCAGTTAACGCCCTGGTGCATCTGCTTAGCACGTCAAATTTAGATTACCTCACCGATTTAGACCATTCTCGGTTGCAGTACCTCAATGATATCTGTGCGTCCCGTCGGCAGTACTTTGATGGGGTATTTGATAACCAACTGACCTTTATCGATGCCGCAAAACGTATGTTAGACGTGGGGTTTGCGATACCCAGTATCGAGTGGGGCAAGTTGAGGCCTGTAAGGGATGATGCTAATCGGGTGGTGGAGCAGATGTTTCAACCAGATAACATGCTGTCGCCACTTAGAGTGCGCGAAGAGCTTATCATTGATGATGAGTTTGATAGTGTTGAAGTTGAGTACATGGACAGTACGACCTGGAAGTCATCAACGGTCTTGTGTTCATTACCTGGTGACTCTGGTACTAAGCCTAAAAAGGTACGTGCATTTGGAATAACGGAAAGGCGAGAAGCATGGCGCTATGGCATGCGCAAACGCAGAGAGTATAAATATCGACGTATCACTTATCTGTTTGATACTGAGCTCGATGGCTTTAACTGTGAACGCCTGTCGTGTGTAGGCATTGCAGATGAGGATGACTTTCAGGGGCGTATAGTGAACTTTGATAGCCACGATAATGTCGCCTTGCTGTCTGGAATTATCGAGTGGATACCAGGAGAGAAACACTACACGGTTTTAAGGGCACCAGATGGTTCTCCTTGGGGGCCAGTGGAGGTGTATCAAGGCGGCTCAGATAGAGAGTTTGTGTTATCCAGTCTACCGCCGTTCCCCATCTCACAGGGCAGTCAAGATGACGTGCTATACCGCTTTGGCGTACTGGATAACATTGAAACAAAAGCTTTGATAAACACCATGCAGCCCGCAGGGACTGAAAAGGTCTCATTAGTGGCATCGGGTTATGATGAACGGGTGTATGCAGATGATAATAACGAACCACCTACATAGCACCAGTGTTCTTAGCTATTGCTTTAACACTTTTCGGGACAGAAATGGATTAGAGTGCAAGCTCTGAAAATGACTCTTGGCAGTTAGAGAAAATATGTAATCAAATACGGAATAAGTGCCTTCTAGGTTGTGCGCAATGTAAAACTAGCAAAGCGCACTTGATTCCATTAAATGCCGAGAGTTACGGAATCCACATAGTTATTTGTTAGCTACTTTCTCTATAGCTAATTCACGATCTAATGGTAGTTTTGATTGACCATAAATTACTCCCAAAATGGCATTGGATCTTTTTGCCCCCATAAGATACTGTAAACAAACTCATGTGTTCGATTAGTTACAATAGGCTTAGAGTGTAATCTAGTTATTATGCTTTTAATCACAGGGGGCATTTCTGTTAGATATTTCTCTTCATTGAAAAATAAAGAGTTATTTATTTTACTTAACTGGTTAGGTAGCAGTGTTACATAAGTATCCTCCCCACTACCTTCCTTTATATTTGAATATACAAAAGAATCATAACCTCTATCTAATGCCCATTGTTTTAGTTTTAAAGTATAATCTAACCAAACTATTTCCTGATATTTAGCTTCTTTGAAGTCTTCATTGATTGCTTTAGAACGTGCTTTTCGTTTTCTATACTCTTCAGTGAATAACCTATTGTTAGTGTAGCCCTTCATAATACCTTTTATATCATTTTTAGACATTACATTGAAAATATGGGGAGGGTAGATAACATCTGTGAAAGGATCAAACAATGCTCGAACTTCTAATTTCTCTGATAGTGATAGCTGGTCACTATCGATAACCTTTGGTCCCCCACTTCCAATCGGATCATCTTCCCATAAATCAATTAGTCGTAAAGGCCGGTTCACATCTAACAAGTACTCAGATATAGAAAATTTACTTGCATGACAACAAAACTCTTCAATATACTGCTTTAAGGATTTTGTATTGATAACATTACCAAGCCTGTCAAAAACATCTACCGAAAAATCCGGTTTCAAAGAACAGTTTTCTTGGTGTGCGAACATTCCTTCAATCCGCCCTGCGGCTGCTATCGGAGTTAAGCTTAAGTGCTTGAGAATTTGAATGTTGTGATTTGAGCCAGTATCAGAGTTATATACACGCAC